ATGCGCAAGTCGTCCGTCGCCGCTCTCGTCCTGTGCGCCGCCCTGCCGGCCAGCCTGCAGCCGGCGTCGGCCGAGGGGCGCGGTGCCGGCGCCGGCTACAACGGGACGTGGTCGGTGCAGCTCGTCACCGAATCGGGCCTGTGCGACAGCCGCTACACCGTCGCGCTCGCGATCGACGGCGGCGCCGTGCGGGTGGCCTCGACGGAGGAGGGCGGCGCGAGCGTGAGCGGGCGCATCGGGTCGGACGGCCAGGTCGGCCTGACGGTGCGCCACGGCTCGGCCAGCGGCGCCGCCTCGGGCCGGCTCCAGGCCAATTCCGGCTCGGGCACCTGGAGCGTATCCGCCCTCTGCTCGGGCCGCTGGACGGCGCAGCGCCGCTCGACCCGCGTCGCGCAGGCCGACTGATCGAAGAGATCGCTGCACCCAGCAGCGATCAGCCCTTGGCGCCGGCGCAGAGCCGGCTCCAATGCTGCGCATGAACCGTGCCGATGATGCCCGAGGCCCAGGCCAGGCGGCAATCCGGCATCAGGGGCGCGTTGTGGCTCTCGAGGTGGTAGCTGCCCCGCTGCGAGCCGCGCAGGATCTTCTTCAGGTAGCGGTGCCCCTCCGCGGTCGCGACCGCGGCATAGAGGTCCAGCAGCCGCTCCGGGCTCTCCCCGGCCTCGGCGCAGAGCACCACGTCGTCGGGCTCGTATTTCGGATACATCGACAGGCCGGCGACCCGGAACGCCACCGTGCCGGGCGGCACCCCGAACGGCACCGTGATGCGAAAGAGGTCGCCTCCCGGCCCGGGCTGTTCGTCGCCGGTCTCGATCAGGCCGCCGGCACTGATCAACCCCTTCACCCCCACGACCTGCCCGCCCTCCGCGGATGACTCCCCCGCCTCGTCGTCGCCGAACAGCAGCCCCTTGGCGGTGACCTCGACGCCGTCGCGGCGGAAGCGCGCGGCGTAGCGCTCCGCATCGTCCTGGCCGATCGTCCGGGTCCCGGCCTCGTGCGCCCGGTAGGTGCTCTCCGGCCACGCGTTCTGCAGGGCGGCATCCCGGGCCGAACGGTAGCCGGCGGCGATGCGTGCCTGCCGCAGCCGTTCGCCCTGGGCCGCCCGCACGCGGTTCTCTCCCAGCTGAATCACCTCAGCGAACACTCCCGACACTTGAGGTATTGAAGGCGATCATTACATCATGTAGTGATCATGGTCGCAAGGACCGTGGCGAGGCTTGGACAAGCATCGTTGTTCGCGCGTGCCCGCCGTCGGCCATCCTACCCCGAAGCCCGCCTTGCGCCGTACCCCTCGTTGCGGGAGTTCCCCGATGGTCCACCGTTTCCTCGCCCCCCGTCACGGGCCGTCCGACGACGGGACCGACGGCCGGTCGCCGCGATCCCCGGCCGCGGCGGGGGAGGATCGGTCATGCGGGCATGATCGCGCTCGCCTCGCGGCTCGCGCCGGTGCAGGAGAGGGGCATGAAGGTTGCTCTGATCGTGCTCTGGACCCTCGCGGCGGGGGTCGGCCTGTTCCTGATGGTCCGCTCGCGGATCGTGACCGCAACCACGGCCCTGACGCGGGATGCCGCGCGGGATGCGGAGGACCGCCCCCGCGATCCGCCGGACCCGCCCGGCGCGGCCTGAACCGCACCGCCCACCCGCGACCCGGGAGGGCGGCGTGACCAAGGGCAAGCGCCGCATCGCCCGCCGCCGCCGGGAGGCCCTGGCGCATGACCGTGCCCCGGCGGACCGGGCCGCCGAGATCCGGCGACGCCGGCGGCGGCGGGTCCGCCCCGGGCGGACCGTGATCGCCGCCGACCGGGTCTGGCTCGTCGCCGAGACGAAGCCGCGCTGGGCAGCCCGGGCCGCCCGCGACCTCGACGCGATCGGCATCGCCGCCTTCGACCCGCGGGAGGAGGTCGAGCTGACCTCGCCCTCGGGTCGCCGCCGCACCGCGCGGGTCCCGCTGCTGCACCGCCTGGTCTTCGTCGGCCTGCGCGACGATGCCGACCTCGCGCGGGTGGAGGCGCATCCCGGCATCGACCGGGTCCTGTTCCGCGACGGCCGCGCCGTCGTCATCGCCCCCGCCGTGCTCCAGGGCTTCGCCGACGCGATCACCGGGCATGGCGGCGGCCGGGACGGGGCCCCGGAGGGCGCCGATGAGGAGGCGGTGAGGGCGGTGCTCTTCGCCCTCGGCGACGACGTACGAGTAGCGACGGGACCGCTCGCGGCCCTGCGCGGCACGGTCGAGGGGATCGATCCGGCCCGCCGCCGCTATCGGGTCGCCCTGTCGCTGTTCGGACGCGAGACGCCGGTGATGCTCGACGAGGATCAGATCGCGCGGGAGTGAACCCGATAAAAAAAGTCGCGTCCCGCCGAAGAGAACATTTGACGAACATCGGTGGGGCGAGTACAAGGGTTTCAGGTTATCCGGGTCCGCGGCCTGCCCCATCGAGGGACGTGGCCGCTCGACTGCCCCGCCGATGCGGGGATGTGTCCCCGGACCCGGCCCACGGCATCACCGAGGCGAAGGGCGGCTCGTGCCCGCCGGCCTCGGATGCCGGCGGTCCGCAGCCGTGCCGTGCCTCCCACCTTCCGACGAGGCGACATGGCCAAGAAGCCATCGGCGAAGAAGCCTTCTGCACCCAAGTCCTCTGCACCCAAGTCCTCGGCCACGACGCGCCCCGAACGGCGTGAAGCGCGGCGCAGCATCGACTGGGCGGGGATCGCGGCATCCTACCGGGCCGCCCCTGACCGCGGAGCCGCGATCGCACGGCAATTCGGCATCAGTCCGGCGGCGTTGCGTCGCCGGGCGCGGGCGGAAGGGTGGGAGCGGGATACCGCTCTACCCGTCATGGCCGCGCGTGACGCACCCGCGGATCCGGCTCGTCCGGGCGGTGTCCTCGGGGGCCACCGCATCGTGGTGGCGCAGGGCGCCGCCCTGACCCTGCGGCTCCTCGACGATCTCCGGGCGGCGATTGCCGAGGAGGCCGTGCCGGAGGACGGGTCGGAGGAGAGCGGGCTTGCCCGGGCCGCGGCCCTGCAGAAGCGCGTCGCGGCTCTTCGCGATCTCGCTGCCGCGGCGCGGCTGTGGATCGCCCTCGAACGCCAGGCCTGGGATCTCGACGCGAAGGGAGACGGAAAACTCCGTGACGACACCGCGCTCCCCGATCCCCAGGCCGCCTTCCGCCTCCTCGACGGCGAGCAGCGGGCCCAGCTTCGGGCCATCGCCGAGCACCTGGCTCAGCGACCCGCCGGCCCTGATCCGGGCCCTCGACCGGCTCGATAGCGAGGAGAGCCTGGCGGGGTTCGTCCGTCGGGCCTGGCCGGTGATCGAGCCGGGCGCGCCTTACATCCATGGCTGGCACATCGACGCCGTCGCCGCCCATCTCGAAGCCGTCACCGCCGGCGAGATCACCCGGCTCCTGATCAACGTGCCGCCCGGCACGATGAAGAGCCTGCTCGCCGGGGTGTTCTGGCCGGCCTGGGAATGGGGGCCGAAGAACCGGCCATCGTTGCGCACCGTCGCGGTCTCGCATACCGAGCGGCTGGCGCTCCGCGACAACCTGCGCACGCGGCGCCTGATCACCTCGCCCTGGTACCGGGACCTGTGGGGCGAGCGGGTGCGTCTCACCCGCGACCAGAACCGCAAGGGCCGGTTCGAGACCACGGCGTCCGGCCTGCGCGAGGCGGTCTCGGCCGGCTCGATCACCGGCTCGCGCGGCGACCGGGTGATCCTCGACGATCCGATCTCGGTCGAGGGCGCCAAGTCCGAGCGGGTGCGCGAGGCGGTGGCCCAGTGGTTCCTGGAGGCGGTGCCGACCCGCCTCAACGACCCCGTGCACTCGGCGATCGTGGTGATCATGCAGCGGCTGCACGAGCGCGACCTGTCGGGCGTGATCCTCGCTCGGAACCTCGGCTACGAGCACCTGATGCTGCCGATGGAGTTCGAGCCGGAGCGCGCCTGCGCGACCCGGATCGGCTTCAGGGACCCGCGCCGCGAGCCGGGCGAGCTGCTGTTCCCGGCCCGCTTCCCCAGGGAGGTGGTGGAGCGCGACACGGCGACGATGGGCGCCTACGCGGCGGCCGGCCAGTACCAGCAGCGGCCGGCCCCCCGGGACGGCGGGCTGTTCAAGCGCGGCTGGTTCACCCTCGTACGGGCCCTGCCCGCCGGCTGCACCGCCGTGCGGGCCTGGGACCTCGCTGCTAGCGTGCCCAGGGCCGGACGCCAGCCGGACTACACCGCGGGCGTCAAGCTCGCCCGCAGCCCCGACGGGCATCTCTACGTCGTCGACGTCCGCCGCGACCGGCTCTCGGCCGGGGGCGTCGAGCGGCTGATCCTCGCCACCGCCGCCGAGGACGGGCCGGCCTGCCGGATCTCGCTGCCGCAGGATCCGGGCCAGGCCGGCAAGGCGCAGGCGCACTACCTCGTTTCGCGCCTCGCTGGCTACGACGCGCGCGCCTCGCCGGAGAGCGGCGACAAGGCGACCCGCGCCGCCCCGGTCTCGGCCCAGGCCGAGGCCGGCAACCTCCACCTCGTCGTCGGGCCCTGGAACGAGGCCTTCCTCGACGAGCTCTGCACCTTCCCCAACGGCGCCTTCCTCGACCAGGTCGACGCCCTCTCGCGCGCCTTCTCGGCGCTGGCCCGGCCGGGATACGGCCTGCTCGGAGTCCTGTGATGTGGCTCGCCGACCGCCTCGCCAACCTCGTCTCCGGCCTCGGCGGGCCGCGGGACAAGAGCACCGGCAACCTGCACGTCCACGTGCCCCGGGCCCGGGCCGAGCTCGACGCCGCCTACCGGGACAACTGGCTCGCCCGCAAGGTCGTCGACATCGTGCCCTTCGACATGCTGCGCGAGTGGCGCGCCTGGCAGGCCCCGCCGGAGGTCGCGGCGGCGCTCGCCGCGAGCGAGGAGCGCTTGGGCCTTCAGGACCGCCTGCTGCGGGCCTTGCGCCTCGCCCGCCTGCATGGCGGCGCTGCACTCCTGATCGGCGACGGTGCGCCCGATCCGAGCCTGCCGCTCGAACCCGAGACGGTCGGGCAGGGGGGCCTGCGCTACCTCCACGTCCTGCCCCGCGGCCGGATCCAGGCCGGCGCCATCGAGCGCGACCCGCTCTCGCCCTGGTTCGGCGAGCCCATCGCCTACACGATCGCGGGCGGGCAGGCGGTGCATCCCTCCCGGGTGGTGCGCCTCCTCGGCGCCGCCCTGCCGGACGACATCGTCGGCGACGGCTGGGGCGACAGCGTGCTCCAGGCGCTCTTGGAGGCGATCGACCAGGCGACGGCGGCCGCCGCCCACATCGCCGCGATGCTGCCAGAGGCCAAGCAGGACGTGATCTCGGTGCCGGGCCTGTCGCAAGCCCTCTCGACCGAGGACGGCACCCGCCTGCTCACCGAGCGCTTCGCCTACGCGGCCCGGATGAAGGGCCTGTTCGGGATGCTGCTGCTCGAAGGCGACGGCCACTCGCCGGAGGGCGAGCGCTACCAGCAGAAGCAGCTCGACTTTTCCGGCCTGCCGGAGGTGGCCCGCCTCTTTCTCCAGGTCGCGGCGGGCGCCGCCGACATCCCGGTGACGCGGCTGCTGGGCCAGTCGCCCGCCGGCCTCAACGCCACCGGCGAATCCGACATCCGCAACTATCACGACCACGTCGCGGCCCGTCAAACCGTCGAGCTGACGCCGGCCATCGCCCGCCTCGATCGCTTGCTGGTCCGCGACGCTCTCGGCCGCGACGAGCCCGCCTTGCGCTACGTCTGGCGGCCGCTCGCCCAGGCGAGCGAGCGCGAGAAGGCGGAGATCGGCCGCCTCAAGGCCGAGACCGCCGCGATGCTCGCGCGCGAGGGCGTGGTGCCGGCGCACGTCCTCGCCCGCGGCGTCGAGGGCTGGCTCTCCGCCGCCGACCTCTTTCCCGGCATCGCCGCCGCCTTCGCGCGGCCGGCGGGCTGAGAAGGGCTTCCCACCCACTCCCGAGCGGTCCGACACGGTCACATCGCCGGACAAGGCGCGGGTTCATCTCCTCTCCCCGCGGGCGGGGAGAGGGTCGCTTGCACCTTGTCGTGCAAGCGACGAGCGCAGGCGAAAGCCGAAGCGAGGGTGAGGGGGTCTCGACGGATGAGGCTCCTCCGGCACCACCCCCTCACCCTCGGGTCGATCCCTTCGGGATCGATGCGCCGCCGCGCCGCGTCACCTGAACGGTGACGCGGCCCTCTCCCCACCCGCAGGGAGAGGAGCGATGCGCGCGACCCGGCCTGTGAACCGACCTTTGCACCGGCGCGGCGCTTCCCACCTCCCACGCGAGACCCCACCCATGCACCTCTTCGACAGACTCAGCCTCGGCCCCGCGGCCGAGATCGCGGGCGCGCGCCCGCTCGGCAACGGCGCCCTGGTGGTGCAGGCCCGCGCGGCGCGGGCCGGCAACGTCCAGGTCTATCGCGGCGACGAGGTCGCCCGGCCGGATCTGGCGCAAGTGCGCATCTACCGCGACCCCGACGAGATCTTCCGGCCCGAGAGCTTGCGCAGCTTCGGCCACAAACCCGTCACCCTCGACCACCCGCCCGAGGCGGTGACGCCGCGGACCTGGCGCGGGGTGGCGCGCGGCCATGTCGGCGACGAGGTGGTGCGCGACGGCGAGTTCGTCCGCATCCCGATGCTGCTGGCCGATTCCGCCGCCATCGCGGCGGTGCAGGGCGGGCGGCGCGAGATCTCGGTCGGCTATACCTGCGACCTCGACTGGACCCCCGGCACCGCCCCCGACGGCAGCCCCTACGACGCCCGCCAGACGCAGGTGATCGTCGACCACGTCGCCATCGTGGCGCAGGGGCGTGCCGGCCCGGATTGCCGCATCGGCGACGCCGACCGGCGGCTCGCCGAGGCCGAGGCGAGGGCAGAGGCCGCCGAGACCGCCCTGGCCCAGCGCGACGGCGAGGTCGCGGCGCTCCGCGCACGGGTGCCGGACGCCGCCGCCCTCGACGCGCTCGCCGCCGAGCGGAGCGGCCTCATCGCGCAGGCCCGCCGGATCCTCGGCGACGCCTTCGATCCCGCCGGCCTCGCCCCCGAGGTGATCCGGCGCCAGGCCGTGGCCCGCCTCCTCGGCGACGCGGAGACGGCCGCCATGAGCGCGGCGGCGATCGAGGGCGCCTTCCGGGCCCTCGCCGCCGATCCGCGCCACGCCGCCCCGCGCCCGTTCGCCGATCCGCTGCGCGACGCCCTCCGCCAGCGCCCCGACGCCTCGACGCAAGCCCCCCTCACCCAGGAGGCGGCCCACGCCGCCATGGTCGAGACCCTCCGCAACGCCTGGAAACCCGCAGGAGCCCGCTGATGCCCGCCGTCCAGACCAGCTATCCCGGCCGCCCGGCTGTCGCCTACGAGGGCATGGCCGCCGACCAGAACCCGGCGACCATCCTCAGCCGCACCGTCGAGACCCCGGAGGGGATCGGCTTCGGCCGCGCCGCCTTCCAGGGCAGCCGCGACGACGGGATCGCCGCCACGGGCGCGGTCTTCCGCGGCATCGCGCTCGCCGACCGCAACGCCCGGCCGAACCCGGCCGGAGCCGACCTCTTCGCCAAGGGCGAGACCGCCCCGGTGATGGTGTCGGGCGCCGTCTGGGTCGTCACGGCCTCGGCCGCGAGCGCCGGCAGCCCGGCTTACGTCACGCCTGCCGGCGCGATCACGGCCGCCGCCTCCGGCAACACAGCCATCGCCAACGCCCTGTTCGACACCTCCGCCCCCGCCGGCGGCCTCGTCCGCCTGCGCCTGAACTGAAGAGAGGCACGCGCATGACCCGCACCCTCGTCACCGATGCCCCCCGGGCGCTCGCCTTCCTGGTCAGCCAGCAGGCCTTCATCGAGCCCACCGTCTATCGCGCCCAGTACCCGGCAATCCGCTATCCGCGCCTCGTCCCGGTCGATACCGCCGCACCCGAATGGGTGCCGACCGTGACCTACTTCTCGGTCGACCGGGTCGGCCAGGCGACCTGGGTCCATGGTGCTTCAGCCGACGTGCCGAAGGTCGAGATCACGCGCCGTCAGCACGAGACCACCGTCGCCATGGCGGGCATCGGCTACGGCTACGACCTGGAGGAGCTCGGCAAGGCCCAGCTGCTCGGCATGACCCTCGACGCCGACAAGGCCGACGCGGCGCGGCTCGCCTCCGAGGAGTTCATCGACCAGGTCGCGCTGTTCGGCGATCCCGGCAAGGGGTTTTCCGGCCTCCTCAACCATCCGGGCGTGACGGTGGGCAGCGCTGCGGCGACGGGTACCAACGGCAGCACCGCCTGGGCCCAAAAAACCCCCGAGCAGATCCTCGCCGACGTCAACGGCCAGCTGATCGGCATCTTCACCGGCTCGAACACCGTCGAGCTGGCCGATACCCTGCTGCTCCCCTACGAGCAGATGCTCGGCATCGGGCTTCGCCGCCTCGACGGCATCAGCCCGCTCACCCTGCTCGAGTGGATCCGGCGCCACAACGTCTACACCCTGGAGACCGGGCAGGAGCTGACGGTCTACGGCGTGCGGGCGCTCGAGACCGCCGGGACCGGCGGCAGCGCCCGCCTCGTCGCCTATCGCCGCGACCCTTCCGTGCTGAAGCTGTGGCTGCCGATGCCGTTCCGGTTCTTTCCGGCCTGGCAGACCGGACCGTGGCGCTTCGAGGTGCCGGGTGCCTTCCGGCTCGGCGGCCTCGACATCCGCCGCCCGGCCGCCTGCCGCTACCTCGACGGCATCTGACGGAGAACCACCATCATGATGCGGGTGACGAACCACGCCGCCGGTCCCCGGCTGGTCTGGCCGAAGGGCGCGCGGGCGCCTCGGCTCCTGGTGCCCGGCGAGAGCGCGATCCTCGCGCTCCCCGATCGGCCCGATCCCTGCCTCGCCGCCTGGGCGGCGGCCGGGGAGGTGCGGATCGAGGCGGCGGAGCCAAGCCCCGATCCCCGGCCCGATCTCCGGCCCGAGCGCCGCCGCGGCCGCGAGCGGCCGACCTCCGGCGAGGAGGCGTGAGATGGCGGATGCGATCACGCCCGAGGCCTTCCGGACCCGCTTCCCGGCCCTCGCGGGAATCGCCGATGCGGTCATCGCCGGAGCGCTGGCTGAGGCCGCCCCGCGGGTCGGCGCGTCCTGGCCCGACGCGGATGCCAGGCTCGGGCGGATGCTCCACGCCGCCCATACCCTCACCCTCGACGGGCAGGGCGGGCCGGAGGCCGAGCTCGCCCGGGCGGGCGCCCTCGACCTCAAGGCGTTGCGCTCGGGCACGCTCCACCTGGAGCGCCGCGACCCGGCCCCGGACGCCGCCCCGGGCACTCTCGGGCTCACCTCCTACGGGCGGCGCTTCCACGAGGTGATGCGCCGCAACAGTCCCGGCGTGGCGGTGGTGTGATGGCGCTCCTCGACGGCCTCGGTCGCCATCTCGGGGGGGTGATCGCCCCCCTGTTCGACGCCGCCATCCTGCACCGGGCCGGCCTCGGGAGCGAGCCGGTCCGCGCCCGGATCGAGGGCATCCGGGAGGCAGGGGAGGAGGCCGGCCTGCCCGGCCGCCTGGTGCGGGCGGTCGTGCTGACGCCGGGCGCCGCCCCGGACCTCGACGACGAGATCACCCTGGCGGGGATCCGCCACCGCATCGTCGCGGTGGAGACCGACCCCGCCGGCAGCCACGCCCTCATCCAGGGGAGACCGTTGTGACCCAGAGAGCCGAGACCGGCCCGTTCCAGGCGCGGCTCGCGCGGCTGGCCGAGGCCGGCGCGCAGGCCGCGCGGCGCCGCGCGGCGGAGGCCGCCGCCGCGCTCGCGGCCGACATCGCCGCCGAGCTGCCCGACGGGCGTGCCGAGGCGGCGGCGACCCCGACGGGTGCCGCCGTGACGGTCGAGGCCCGGGGTCTGATCGCACGGGAATTCGGCACCGCGACGAAGAGCCCGCGCCCGGTGATCGGTCCGGCGATCGCGCGCCTGACGGGGGCGGGCTGATGGCCGGCCTCGACCTCTCCCCCGGGCTCCTGCGAATGGCGCGGGAGCGTCTCCTCGCCGATCCGGCCCTGCGCGGCCTGGTCGGGGGCCGGGTGCGCGAGGTGGTCGGCGCCCGGGAGGAATGGCCGTTCCTGCGCGTCGATCCGCCGGAGGTCGGCCCCTACGAGGCGCAAGGCTGGCGGGGCTGCACCTGCCGCCTCACCGTCCACGCCTTCCTGCGCGGCGCTCGCGGCCTCGGCCCCGTGCAGGAGCTGCTCGCCGCCGTCGCGGCCGCCCTCGACGAGGCCGACCTGGCGCTGCCCCGCGGCGAGCTCCTGTGGCTCTCCCACGAACGCAGCCTCGTCCTGCCGGAGCCCCTCGGGCCCGGCTCCTGGCACGGCGTCGCCCGCTTCGGGGCGGTCGTCGCCGAAACGACCTGACATCCTCATCCGGGAGCGAACCCGCCATGGCCCAGCCCACCACCCTGCCGTTCTCGGCGATCGCCGTGAAGCTCGAGAGCCCGGCGAAAGCCGGCACCTTCGAGGCACCCTGCGGCCTCACCGAGCGCGCGGCGCAGTTCACCAAGGAAACCAACAGCGCGGTCGTGCCCGATTGCGCCAACGAGGACGCCGCGCCCTTCGTCGACCGGTTCGCGGTGTCGAAGTCGGTCGCGGTCTCCGGCAAGGGCGTGATGGCCCGCCAGAGCCTCGCGCGCTGGCGCGCAGCCTACGAATCCGACGTGCCGGTGAAGGCTAGGGTCGAGGTGAGCGGCACGGGCGCGGAGGGCGGCGGCGCCTGGGAGGGGTTGTTTCACCTCACGAGCTTCGAGGTCGGCGCCGTCCGGGGCGAGCGCTGCAGCGTCATAGTGGCGCTGCAATCGACCGGAACGGTCGCCTTCACGGCCGCGGCGTGAGGCGCCGATGAGCCGCGACGGCCATGTCGACCTCGATCTCGAGGGCGCCACCCACCGCTTCCGCCTCGCCATCGGCGACCTCGAGGCCCTGCAGGAGGCGACGGGCCTCGGCCCGGTCGCCCTGCTGCAGCGCCTCCATGCCGGACTGTCCTACCGGTTCCGGGACGTGCGCGACGTCCTGCGCCTCGGCCTGATCGGCGGCGGCACCCCGGTACCGCGGGCCCACGCCATCGCCCGCCGTCTCGACGGGCTGCCCTGCATCGCGCTCATCGCCAAGGCCGCTCTGGTCTTGGCGGCGGCGCTGGAGGGCGCCGAGGACGAGCGGGTCGGCCGCCCGGCCGGTGCCGCCGGGCCCGAGGGGCGGATCGCCTTCGCGGCCTTCTACGGGGCCGCCGCCGCCATGGGCCTGCCCGCCGCCGACCTGCGGGCGATGAGCCTGTGGCAGCTCGCCGCCTACATCGACGGCTTCAACCGTGCCCGCGATCCGAACGCCGCCGACGCCCCGACGCTGCAGGAAGAGGACGCGCTCTGGGCCTGGATCCAGGACGCCTCCGACGAGGGCTTCGCATGACGACCGAGATCGAGCGCCTGGTGGTCTCGCTCGAGGCCAACGTCGCGGCCTACGAGCGGGAGATCTCTCGGGCCGGGCCGCTCGCCGAGCGGGCGATGGCGGAGGCCGAACGCGCCGTCGAGGCCGGGTCTGGCCGCATCGCCGCCGCGATGACCCGGGCCGGTGCCTCGCTGCGCGACGAGCTCGCCCGCATGGCCGCGCCGGAGACCCTGGGTCAGATCCAGCGGGCGATGGAGCAGGCGAACGCCCTGCCGGCAATTGCGGGCGACGGTGCCGCCCTGCGTCGGGTCGACGACGCGGTCGGGGGTCTCGCCGCGCGCCTCGGAGAGGCCGGCTCCGCCTCCCGGGAGGCGGTGGCGGGGTTCGCCGCGGTGGCGGGCGCGGTCGGGGACATCGCCCAGAAAATCCCGGCCGCCGCCGACCTCGTCACCGATCTCGGCCGGCGGGTGAAGGCGGCGTCGGGGGAGGGCGCGGCGATCCGCGCCCGCATCGCCGACGCCTTCGCGATCAGCGATGCGGCCCCCCGCGGCAGCCTCGCGCCGGTTTCCGAGCCCGCGCCGCAAGGTGGTGCGCCGGCACCCGCGCCCCTCCGGGCACCGGTCCGGACGACGCCGGCCCGGGCGAGCGCGGAGGAGGGGGACGACGGCTTCCGCGACGAGGTCTCGCGCCTCACCCGCCGCACCGGCCTCCTCAGGATCGAGGCGGAGTCGGTCGGCCGGGAGGAGGGCGCTGCCGCCAGGGCCGAGGCGGCGTTCCGCCTGCTGGAAGCCGCCAAGAAGGCCGACCTCGCGGTGACGCCGGCGCTCCGCGCGGAGGTCGACCGGGTGGCCGAGGCCTACGGCGCCGCGACCGCCCAGGTCGAGCGGGCGGAAGCCGCGCAGCGCGCCGCCCAAACGGCTTCGCGCGAGCTCGGCTCGGTGCTCGCCGACAGCTTCAAGGGCGCGATCCTGCACGGCGAGCGCCTGACCACGGTCGTCGCCCGGCTCGCCACGACGCTGGCGAGCCGGGGCCTCGATCGTGCCTTCGACGGCCTGTTCGGCCGCGGCAGCCCCGGGGCCGACCTGATCGGCGATGCCCTCGGCTCGCTCGGCCTGACCCAGAACCCGACCGGGCGCGCCGCCGGCGGCCCCGTCACCCCGGGCGTCGCCTACACGGTGGGCGAGAGCGGTCGCGAGACCTTCGTGCCGCTCCAGCCCGGGCGCATCCTGCCGGCGTCCCACGGCGTCGCGCCGACGCCCGCCGTCCCGACCGTCCAGATCTCGGTCTCGATCGCCACCGCCGACGCCCCGAGCTTCCATCGCTCGGAGGCGCAGGTCAGCGCTGCGCTCGCCCGGGCGGTGCAGCGCGGCCTCCGGGGTCTGTGAGGGCCGGGCCCCGTCATCCTCAGGAGGCCGCGCGCCATGTCCAGCTCCTTCCACGAGGTGCGCTTTCCCCTCGCCCTGTCCTACGGCTCCCGCGGCGGGCCGGAGCGGCGCACCGAGATCGTGACCCTCGGCTCCGGCGACGAGGAGAGAAACAGCCTCTGGCGCCACGCCCGTCGCCGCTACAATGCCGGGCCCGCCCTGCGCTCGGCCGAGGACGTCGCGACGCTCCTCGCCTTCTTCGAGGAGCGCCGCGGGCCCCTCTACGGCTTTCGCTGGCGCGACACCTTCGACCACAGTTCCGCCGCCCCCGGGCGGACGCCCGCCCCCACCGACCAGCGCCTCGGCACCGGCGACGGCACCACCCGGGCGTTTCCCCTCGCCAAGACCTACGGCGCCGCCTTCGCCCCCTATGCCCGCCCGATCACCAAGCCGGTCGCCGGATCGGTGAGCATCGCAGTCGGCGGCGTGGCGCTCGGCGCCGCTGCCTTCACCCTCGACGCCGCCACCGGCCTCGTCACCCTGAAAGCGGCGCCCGCCGCGGGCGCGGTCGTCACCGCGGGCTTTCTCTTCGACGTGCCGGTGCGCTTTGCCACCGATCGCATCGAGATCGACCACCAGGCCCTGCGCGCCGGCCTCGTCGCCGACATCCCGGTCATCGAGATCCGCCGGTAGCTCCCATGAAGATCCTCTCTCCCTCCCTCGCCGCGCACCTCGCGAGCGGGGTCACCACCCTCTGCCACTGCTGGATCGTCACCCGCACCGATGGCCTGCGCCTCGGCTTCACCGACCATGACGAGGACCTGGTGGTCGACGGCGTGACCTGCTCGGCCGAGAGCGGCGCCACCGGCACCGCCGTGGAGCAGGGCACCGGCCTCGCGGCCGACAGCCTGGAGATCGTCGGCGCCCTCACGAGCGGGCGCCTGGCCGAAAGCGAGCTGGCGCGGGGCCTGTTCGACGGCGCCGCGGTCGCGGTGTGGCGGGTCGATTGGGCGAGCCCGGCCGATCGGGTGCTGATCCTGTCGGGCACCGTGGGCGAGGTCTCGCGCGGGCCCACCGCCTTCACGGCGGAGGTGCGGGGTCTCGCCGATCGCCTCAACCAGCCCCGCGGCCGGGTCTACCAGCGCTCCTGCGACGCGCTGCTGGGCGATGCCCGCTGCGGGATCGACGCCGGGGCCGCCGCGATCCGCGGCGCCGGCACGGTCGCGACGGTGAGGAGCGCCCGCAGCGTCACGGCGTCCGGCCTCTCCGCCTACGTCTCGCGCTGGTTCGAGGCCGGCCGGCTGGTCTGGACCTCCGGCGCCAATGCCGGCGCCGCGGTCGAGGTGCGGGCGCACGGCCTCGCCGGCGGGCTCGCCAGCCTCGACCTGTGGGAGCCGATGCCGGCCCCGATCAACCCCGGCGACACGTTCCAGGTCGTCGCCGGCTGCGACAAGTCCCTGGCGAGCTGCCGGGACAAGTTCGCCAACGTCCTCAACTTCCGCGGCTTCCCGGACCTTCCGGGCAACGACTACGCCGTGGCCTACGCGGTGCAGGGGGCAGACAATGACGGAGGCCGCCTCGGCTGAGACGCGGGCGCGCATCGTCGCGCTGGCCCGCACCTGGCTCGGCACGCCCTACCACCACCAGGCCAGCGTCCGGGGCGCGGGCTGCGACTGCCTCGGCCTGCTGCGGGGCGTCTACGCGGCGCTCTACGGCGCCGAGCCGGAGGTGCCGCCGCCCTACTCGCCGAGCTGGGCCGAGGACCGGGGGCGGGAGACGCTGCGGGAGGCCGCCGCCCGCCACCTGGTGGCGCTCGACCTCGCAGACGTGGAGCCCGGCGACGTGCTGCTGTTCCGCTGGCGGGATCGCCTGCCGGCCAAGCACTGCGCCATCCTCACCGGCCCGGCGCAGATGGTCCATGCCTATGACGGCCACGCGGTCCTCGAGACGTGGATCCCGCCGGCCTGGTCCCGGCGCATCGCCTACGCCTTCCGGTTCCCCGCGATCCCGCCCGCAATCCCGCTGGAGCCCCCATCATGAGCACGCTCGTCCTCTCGGCGGTCGGCCAGGCGGCCGGCTCCGCCCTCGGCGGCCCGATCGGCGGCGCCCTCGGCCAGGCGCTGGGCGCCGCCGGCGGCAGCGCCCTCGACCGCGCCCTGTTCGGGTCCCGCCCCAAGCCGCAGATCAATATCGGGCCGCGCCTGGCCGATCTCCACGTCACCGCCTCGACCGAAGGGGCGGCCATCTCGCGCGTCTTCGGCCGGGTCCGCGTCGGCGGGCAGATCATCTGGGCGACCAAGATCAAGGAAGTCCAGAAGGTCGAGAAGGTGAAGTCCGCCGGCGGCAAGGGCGGCGGCGGACAGAAGCAGTTCAACGTGACGTATTCGTACAGCGTCAGCGTGGCGATTGCGTTGTGCGAAGGCCCGATCGTCGCCGTGGGCCAGGTCTACGCGGACGGCAAGCCGATCGCGCTGGCCGCCTACGGCGCCCGGGTCTATCTCGGCGACGAGGCGCAGGGCCCGGACCCGAAGATTGCCGCGATCGAAGGCGCCGCCAACGCCCCGGCCTACCGGGGCCTGGCCTACATCGTGTTCGAGGACCTGCCCCTGGCGGGCTTCGGCAACCGGGTGCCGGTCCTCACCGCCGAGGTGATCCGGCGGGCGCCCAACGCCTCCGGCCGGCCGGCGCTCGAGGAGCTGGTGACGGCGGTGACGATGATCCCCAGCATGGGGGAGTTCACCTACGCCACCGTGCCGGTCAACGCCTCGACCTTCGGCGGGATCGCGGGACAGAACACGGTCTCGGGCGGGGTCGACGCGCTGAAGGCCCTCGACCAGCTCGCCGTCGAGGCGCCGCGCTGCCGGCACGTCTCCCTCGTGGTCGCCTGGCAGGGCACGGATTTGCGGCTCGGCGCCTGCCGCATCGTCCCGAAGGCCGAGACGGCGAACAAGACCACCACCCCGGAATGGCTCGCCGGCGGGGTCGACCGGGCGAGCGCGGGCCTCGTCAGCCGGGATGCCGGTGGGGCGCCGATGCTGGGCGGGGCACCCTCCGACCTGTCGGTGGTGCAGCTCATCCAGGCGCTCAAGGGCCGGGGCTACGCGGTCACGCTCTACCCGTTCGTGATGATGGACATCGCCCCCGGCAACGGCCTGCCCGACCCCTATGGCGGGGCGGAGCAGGCGGCGTTTCCCTGGCGTGGGCGCGTGACCTGCCACCCGGCCCCCGGCCGGCCCGGCAGCCCGGACAAGACCGCGGCGGCGGCCGATCAGGTCGCGGCGTTCTTCGGCAGCGTGGCGCCGGCGGACCTGGCGTGGAACGGCAAGACGGTCACTAGCGCCAAGGCGGAGTTCTCGTTCCGGCGCTTCATCCTGCACTGCGCCCGGCTGGCGCAGGCCGCCGGCGGGGTCGAGACCTTCCTGATCGGGTCCGAGATGATCGGGCTCACCACCGTGAGGTCGGGCGCCGCGACCTTCCCGGCGGTGGCGCAGCTCATCGGCCTGGCGGCCGACGCCCGGTCGATCCTGGGGAGCGCGACGAAGATCGGCTATTCGGCGGACTGGACGGAATACGCCTCGCATCGCCCGGCGGACGGCTCGGGCGACGTGTATTTCCACCTCGACCCGCTGTGGTCGAACGCCAATATCGATTTCGTCGGGATCGACAATTACATGCCGCTCGCCGATTGGCGCGACGGCTTCGACCATCTCGACGCCAAGGGCGGCACGTTCACATCCGGGGTGCCCTCGCCCTACGATCCGGCCTATCTCACCGGCAACGTCGCGGCCGGCGAGCTGTTCGACTGGTACTATCCGACGCCCGCCGCCCGCGACGCGCAGGCCCGGGCGCCGATCGCCGATACGGCTTACGGCGAAGATTGGGTGTTCCGCCTCAAGGACCTGCGGGGCTGGTGGGCGAACCCGCACCGCCACCGGCCGGGCGGGGTGCGCCAGGCGCAGGCGACCGCGTGGGTGCCGCAGGGCAAGCCGGTGCGCTTCATCGAAGTGGGCTGCCCGGCGGTCGACAAGGGCATGAACCAGCCCAACGTCTTCGTCGACCCGAAGTCGTCGGAAAGCTTCCTGCCGTACTACTCGAACGGCCGGCGCGACCTCGCCGCGCAACGGGCCTACCTCGAAGCCACCTTGGCCTATTGGCAGGGCGCGAGCGGCAACCCGGTCTCGTCGGTCTATGGCGGGCGGATGGTCGATCCCGAGCGGCTGTTCGTCTGGACGTGGGACGCCCGGCCCTACCCGGATTTCCCGCGTCAGGCCGCCGTGTGGAGCGACGGGCCGAACTACCGCTTGGGCCATTGGATCAACGGCCGGCTCGGGCTCACGCCGATCGCCGACGTGGTGGCCGAGCTGTGCGGCGGGCTCGGGGTGCCGATCGATGTCGGCGGGCTCCATGGCCTGGTGGAGGGCTACGCCATCGCGGAGGTGCAGACGCCGCGGGCCTCCCTCGACCCGCTGCGGGCGTGCTTCTTCTTCGACGCGGCGGAGTCGGCCGGGCGGCTGGTCTTCGCCCCGCTGGCGCGAGCGCCGGCCATGCAGCTCACCGCCGACGACCTGGTGGCGCGGGGCGGCACCGGCGGGGACTACCGGCGCACCCGGGGCGAAGAGACGGCTTTGCCGGGGGTGGTGGCGCTCACCTACATCGATCCGCAGCGCGGCTACCAGTCGGCCTCCGTGGAGGCGCGCCGGGTGAACGGCCGGGCCAACGCGGTGCAGCGGGTGAGCGTGCCGCTCTGCCTGGACGAGGGGGCAGCCCGGGGCATCGCGCAAGCGCTGCTCTATCAGGGCGTGGTCGAGCGGGAGCAGGTCGGGGTCACCCTGCCGCCGTCCTGCCTGGCGCTCGATGCCGGCGATGTCGTCACCCTCGCCCTCGCCGGGGGCGGCACCGATTACCGGCTCACCCGCCTCGGCCTCGAGCTGGGCCGGCCGGCGAGCGCGATCCGCACCGACCTCGCGGTCTACGCCTACCGGGACGGCACCGCGACGCCGCGGCCGGCCGAGCCGCCGGCGACCGTGGGGGTGGCGTTGTTCCGGTTCCTCGACCTGCCGCTCCTGCGGCCGGACGCGGTGCCCCATGCCCCCTACCTCGCCGCCTACACGGCGCCGTGGTCGCCCGTCTCGGTCCTGCGCGCGACCGCTGGCGGGGCGTTCCAGGAGGATGCCGTGGTGGGCGCCCGGTCGATCATCGGGCGGCTGACGGCCGACCTCTATCCGGGCCCGTGCGGGCGGTGGGACCGGGTGAACAGCGTCTATCTCGAGGTGCCGCGCGGGGTGGAGCTGGCGTCCGCTCCCGAGGTCGACGTGCTCAACGGGGCGAACGTCGCGGCGCTGCTCACCCCCTCGGGCGAGTGGGAGGTGCTGCAATGGGCGCAAGCGACCCTGCTGGCGCCCGGCCGCTACCGGCTCGCCACGCTGCTGCGCGGCCAGCTCGGGACGGACTTCGCCCTCGGCAGCCCGACGCCGATCGGCGCCCCGTTCGTGGTGCTGACGGATGCCCTGGTGCAGTCGGGAATGCCGCTCTCGGCCCGCACGGTGCCGCTCGCCTGGCGCTGGGGACCGCTCGGCCGGCCTCAGGACGATCCGAGCTTCACCGGCGCCACCCTGGCGTTCCGGGGCGTGGGCTTGCGGCCCTACGCGCCGGCGCAAGGCCGGCTGGTGCGGGCGGTCTCGGGCGACCTGCGGCTGTCGTGGGTCCGGCGCACCCGGATCGACGGCGACCCGTGGGAACAGCTCGAGGTGCCGCTCGCCGAAGAGGTCGAGGCCTACAGCCTCGACGTGCTGGCGGGCCCGGGCGCGGGGGCCACGGTGCTGCGGACGTTCGAGGTCGGGACGCCCGCGCTCACCTACACCGCCGCCCACCAGGCGGCGGATTTCGGCGGGCCGGTCACCAGCCTGTCCGTCGCCATCCACCAAGTCTCGGCAACCTACGGCCGCGGCGCGGCCCTGAGGGCGACCCTGTATGCCTGACGCCATCACCGCCAACCTGTCCCTGCCGCTGATGGCGGCGGCGCAGGCGCAAAAGCACGTCACCCACAACGAGGCGCTCGTCGGCCTCGACACGCTGGTCCAGCTCGCCGTCCTCGACAAGGACCTGACCGCGCCCCCGGCCAACCCCGTCGAGGGCGACCGCTACCTGATCGCCGGTGCTTCCCCCACGGGGGCGTGGGCGGGCTGGGCCGGCCGGGTGGTGCGCTACCAGGACGGGGCCTGGCGCAGCTTCCCGCCGCGCCCCGGCTGGCTCGCCTTCGTGGCGGACGAGGTGGACCTGTATACCTTCACAGGTGTGGCCTGGGCCTCGTTCCGCTCCACCCTGACGGTGCTCCAGAACCTGACGCGGCTCGGCATCGGCACCACCGCCGACGCCGCCAACCCCTTCGCCGCCAAGCTCAACAAGGCGCTGTGGACCGCGCTGACGGCGGCCGAGGGCGGGACCGGGGACCTGCGCTACACCCTCAACAAGCAGGCGGCCTCCAACACCCTGTCGCTGCTGTTCCAGTCCGGCTTCTCCGGCCGGGCGGAGCTGGGCTTGACCGGCGACGACGACCTGAGGGTGAAGGTCTCCACTGACGGCGGCACCTGGCGCGAGGCCCTGCGGATCGACCGCGCCACCGGCGGCCTCGACCTCGCCGCCGCGGAGGCCTCCGCCGCGGTCGCCGGCACGGTCGACCTCGGCGGGCTGGCCGCGCTGAAGGTGGTGCTCACCGGCTCGGGCACGGTGACGAGCTTCGGCACCGCCCCGAACCGGGTCCGGTTCCTGCGCTTCACCGACGCCGCGACGCTCACCCACAACGCCGCGAGCCTGGTGCTGCCGGGCGGGGCGAGCCTGGTCACCGCCGCCGGCGACACGGCCCTGGCGGTATCGGACGCCGCCGGGGCCTGGCGGGTGCTCAGCTATGCCCGTGCCTCCGGCAAGCCGGTCACCGGCCCGGCCGCGGCCGAGATCACCGACGCCAGCGCCGCGGGCCGCACGGTGCTCACCGGCACCGCGGCGCAGGGCGCGACGGCGCTCGGGCTCGGCGCGACCAATCAGCCGAGCTTCGCCGGGGTGATGATCGGGGGCGGCGGCGCGTTCACGCCCGGGGCGATCTACTCGGATCCCGGATGGGGTTTCCTGTTCTACCCGCGCGTGGCGGGACAGGCGGCGGCGCACGCTTTCTTCAACTCCGCCGGCAGTTCGGTGCTGATGGCGATCAAGGACGGTGGCGATGTCGGGATCGGGGTTGGGGCCTACCCCGCGACCAAGCTCGATGTCGGCGGCCCGATCCGGCCGGGCTCCTACACGGTGGCGACGCTGCCGGCCGGGGTGGTCGGGGCTCAGGTCTACGTCTCGAACGGCCGCAAGGTCACGGAGGCGGCCGGCGCGGGCACCGGCGTGACGGCCACCTACTCCAATGGGGCCTGGCGGCGGCTGTCGGACGACAGCGCGGTTGCGGCGTGAGGACGACGATGAGCGAACCCTACCTCTACGAGTTCCTGTATCGCGGCCGTCCGGCGGGCTCGGCCGAGGCGCCGGCCTGGCACGTCGTGCTCGGCCGGTCCGTCACCCCGCCGGGCGCGACGGAGGCGCAGTTCGTGGCGAGCGGGGCGCTGAGCCCGGCGCAGGCCGAGGCCGCGGGGTTCCCGCTCTCGGCGGTGCTGGCGGGGATCGAGGCGGCGGCGCTGGCGGGGCGGGATGCCGCCGTGGCCGAGGCGGCGGCGCTGCGGCGCGAGCGCGACGCCCTGGCCGGGGAGCGCGACAGCCTGGCGGCGCAGCTCGCCGCGCGGGAGGCGCCGGCGGCCGACGTGCTGCCGGCGATCTCGGACCGGCAGTTCTTCCAGGCGCTGGCGCAGGCCGGGGCGATCACGCCCGACGCGGCGCTGGCGGCGGTGATGACCGGCCGTCTTCCGGCGCCGATCGAGGCGGCGGTGACGGCGCTGCCGGCGGCGGAGCGCTTCGCCGCCCGGATGCGGCTGTCGGGCGCCACGGCGTTCGAGCGCGGCCACCCGATGGTGGCGCAGCTCGGCACGGCGTTGGGCTACGACGCGGCGGCGCTGGACGCGCTGTGGCGCCAGGCCGCCACCCTCTGA